ATCACGAGGCCTAACGTTATGACCACTGCTGTTGTTCCATTTATGCTCAAGGGTGATTCACTTGTTGCATTCGTCAATGAGAGAATGGAATTAGTTAACCGGGGTGAGCAGACTCGCACTGAGATGATCAAGGACGCTGGCTATGTCTATGACAATGGTAAGCCTATGTACACTGAGTTCTACACTGAGCTACTCAATGCACGAGGTATTGTACCTACCACCAACACTGATACTATGGACCAGGAGTATGATGACCTGACCAGTGAGGAGAAGGATCTCTATGATAAGATCACTGATATGCTTGGTGAGAAGTGGACTCATGAGGAGACTATTGAGTTCATGGATGAGCTGTATGAGAATGGCATTAACACTGCTAGTGAGTTTGAGGAAGCTTATGAGTACACCCATGATAGCTACTCTAGCTATGCTGAGAAAGAGTTCAGTGAGTACTTTTGTATCGAAGTGATGGGAGCTGAGATTCCAGAGTGTGTCCTCTGTGCTGTAGATTGGCAAGCTGTGTGGGATCATAACCTACGTTATGACTTCTGTAGCATTGAGACTGTTAACGGTACCTTCTTCTTTCGTAATAACTGATTATGCATAACTTTAGAGTTGTACTTGACAGCGTTGACAACCCTGGTAAGTTCACCTTCATTGATGTTGACAACGCTAAGGACCTAGAGGATTGTATCAACTCTATTCGTACTGAATGGGATCATCAGTTCACTATTCAACAAATCACTGAGGTTAACTAATGACTATCTTGCAATACAAAGTCATGTCGTACATCACAGCTGATGATACTCAGCCATACTGTCACGGGTATTACGATACAGAAGAAGCAGCCCAACGTGTAGCAAACGACTACAATAACATGTGGGCATACATCGAGCACAAACTCTACGCAAAGGTTGAGCACGTATGACTGAACAAAACATTATCCTTGCTGTGATTGGTATGGTTGGATTGTTTGCTACGGCTACTATCTTCCAACGTGCTAATCGCATCACTAGCCGCTACTACGCTAACAAGATCAATCGTGATCTTATCGATCTCAATAACCGCACCTTTAACTGACCGCCACCCACTTAACTAAGATGACTGTTTTCACACTCACAAACTACTGCGATTGCGGTTCTACCAACATTCTTGGTGTCTTCAATAGTATGGAGGCTGCGATTGAACGTCTCCGTATGTTGGCAGCATGTACCGATGTAGGTGATGAGTATCGCATTGAATGCTTCAAGTTGAAGACCTTTGATGAGGAGAATGAGAACACTGAGCGTATCCTGAGTTCACGTGCTGAATGGAAGGCTAAGCAAGCTAAGATGGAGGAAGAGTGATGCATGACACTGCTGTTAAGGTTGATGTCTATTCTGATGAGTTCAAGCCTATTATGAAGGCAGTCAAGTATGCTCTAGTGTGTGATGACTCACGCAAGGTACTCAATGAGGATGAGTGGGCTTCTCTCAATGGATGGCTAGATTACTTCTCTGATGTTGCACTTAATGAGGGTATTTAATGGCAAAAGCACTAACTGATGAGCAACGTAAGATGCGCCTTGAGATGGTCGATATCATCGGTCAAGGTGTACGTACTCAAGCTACTGCTGGGTACTATAATGCTGAACAGGTTGAGTACTTGACTCAACAACTTGAGCGTGTTGCTAAGTTCCTTTGCGTTAAGAACTAATGTACACTACTTACAAAGGTCTCCGTGAGTACGAAGTCACACTCGCAAGCGGTGTTTGGTATCTCCTCTCACAGAGTACTGAACAAGCGGCTTGGACTGCATTAGAGCTATCTAAGGAACGTAACGAGAAACTATTAAATGTCAAACAAACGGAAGAATGGTAAGATGGCTAAGCGTAAGGACTTCCCCAACAACTGGCAAGAATACAAGGATGCTGATGATGACATGTTCCATGCCCATACGTATGAGGAGATCATGTCGTGGAAGGTTGCAGGTTGGGAACTCCCAAGCTCAGTCTGCTGTATCATCCGTACATCTGACCTAAACACTGGTAAGGTTAAGGAGTATGTCTACCAAAAGCGTAGTGCTGCTCAAGCCAAGGTCAACGCATTGATTGACACACCTGACATAGAGTTTACGGTTGTTGATCACGAGTCTATTCACTTTCTCACCCCTACTGATTTCGATTATGACTAACGCTACCTTTTCTCGTCGCCTTCAACAACTGATCAAGCAAGTTGAGAATCATCCTAACCGTGATGAGATCATCAAACTTGCACAAGAACAACTCATTGACGATTCTTTCACACAATGCGCTCACTGACGTTCACACTCACACGTAACTAATTGGCTACACCTGCACAGATTGATGAACAAGTAGCGTTAGAGCGCGAGCAAATCAAGCAAGGACTCCAACGCCTTCGAGACAACACCCGTAAGCTGCAAGATCAAAGCTACGCTAGTGCTACAGTGTATGGTGCAGCATCTATTGATGCATTGTTGCCTACTCTTGTTAAATACATCGAGGAGACTACTGAGTATCGACTCAAGCGAGGCTCTGGTCATCAATTCGATATTCTCAAAAACTATGTCACTCAACTAGAGCCATTAGCTGCTGCTGCTATTGCACTAAAGCTTACCTTCGATAAGGTATTCTCTACCACAAAAGGTAGTGATCAAGTACAATCAGTGTGTGATAGCATCGGTCATGCTATTGAGTCTGAGTGTCAGATGCGTTACTACGAGAAGACCGCACCTGGGCTGTTAGCTGTACTCAAGAAGAACTACTTCCATAGGTCTATTGGTACTCACCAGAAGTTGGTGGTTATCCGTACACTAATGAACAGGTCTGATGTACCTGATTGGGAAGCTTGGGGTAGAGCTAATCGCATTAAGCTAGGTGCATGGTTACTTGACTGCATCATGACAACTAGTGGGTGGTTCGTAAAGGACCTACGAAGGCTTGGTAAGGTAACGGTGACCATCGTAGTACCTACACCTGAGTTCCTCGCTATCAAGGACAAGGTAATGGCCGATGCAGAGCTGTTTGCTCCACTTGCATGGCCAATGCTTATCGAACCTAACGATTGGACACATGATCGTCCTGGTGGTTACCTTCTCAATGAGGTAATGCGAGGCTATCCTTTGATCCGTAGGGGAGACCCCACCCGTCTACAGGAGGATGCTCCCATTGAGTTCCTGAACAGGATTCAGAAGGTAGCTTACCAAGTTAATCCCTTTATTTATGGGGTTGCTGAGGAGTTAGTCGAACTAGAACGCTCCGTTGGTAAGTTCCTCCCAATTGTGCATCATACACTACCTGCTAAACCTGCTGATATAGACACTAACTACGACAGTAGGAAGGACTACAGAAGAAGGGCAGCAGAGATCAGGAATGTGCAAGCACAAGAGCCTAAGAAGTCATGCCGAACACGTATGACAATGGAGGCAGCTAAACGCTTCAAGGATAGGGAGAGATTTTATTGTCCCTGGTCATTTGACTATAGAGGAAGAGCATACCCTATCCCTGCTTTCTTAACACCACAAGATACTGACTTTGGTAAGTCATTACTAAAGTTTGCTGATGGTGCTTATATGGTACCTGAAGCTGAGTCGTGGTTAGCATTCCATGTAGCAACCTGTTATGGGTTAGATAAAGCTACAATGGATGATAGGTTAGAGTGGGTGTCTAATAACATCACACTCATCAGCCGTATTGCTACTGATCCGATTGGGTCTTTACCTGAGTGGGAAGCAGCAGAAGAACCATGGCAATTCCTTGCTAGTTGTGAAGAGTATTATCATTGTGTGATCACAGCTGATAGACAATTCACAACCCTGCCTGTTGCTGTAGACGCTACGTGTAGTGGTCTCCAAATCTTGGCTGGACTCGCACGGGATAAGTCAACAGCTAAACTTGTAAACGTCCTACCTGGTGATAAACCACAAGATGCTTACAAGGTAGTAGCTGAGGTCGCAATGCCATCAGTTCCTGAACGCTTACGTCCATTCCTAGATAGGAAGAAGACCAAGCGATGTGTTATGACCATCCCTTACAATGCTAAGCCTTACTCCAACAGGGGTTACATTAAAGAGGCTTTCTTGGAGGATGGGATAGAGCTTGAGAAGGAAGAGCTAACTCAAGTTGTTCAAGCTATCAGGTCAGCTATGGATGTGGTCGTACCAGGTCCTATGGCTGTCATGAAATGGATTGAGGCTGAAGTAGCTGCTGCTGTTAAGCGTGGTGCTAAGCACTTGGAATGGGTAACACCATCTGGGTTTGTTGTACACCAGAAGCTAAACAAGAAACAGTTCCAGTCTATGGAGCTACAGTTACTGGGTCGTTGTAAGATGAAGGTGGCAGTTGGGGAGACTGATGAGGTCGACCTTAATCACCACAAGAATGCAACAGCTCCTAACCTTATCCATTCACTCGACGCTAGCCTGCTACATTTGAGTGTCTTACGCTTTGATGCACCCATTGCTCTTATCCATGATTCTGTGCTTTGTCGTGCAACGGATATGTCCTCCCTGTCTACTATTGTCAGAGAGACATACATGCACCTCTTTGCAGAGCATGATTACTTACGAGACTTTGCCCAATACATTGGAGCAGAGACTGAACCACCGATCATTGGTGATCTAGAACCAGAGACCGTGATCGAATCCACCTACTTCTTTTGTTAATGTCACAACCCATCCACGTTACTCAACAGCCTGTTGTCCTTGAAGGTTATCAAGCTGTACTGAAACCATCTAAGTTTGGTTACTCACTGTCTGCTCTCCTGGACTCACAGCTCATCGAAGCATTGGAAGATGATCGTAAAGAAACCCTCAAGTGGGCAGAAGGGAAACTGAAGAACCCTAAGCGTAGCGTCCTGAAGCCTGAGCCTTGGGAAGAAGTTACTGAGGGTAAGTACAAGACTAAGTTCTCCTGGAATGAAGAGAACCGTCCTCCTGTTGTAGACAGTGAGGGTACACCTATCACTAATACTGACCTGCCTGTCTATAGTGGCAGCAAGGTTAAGCTTGCCTTCAAACAGAAGCCTTACATCCTCAAGGATGGTGTCACCTATGGCACTAGTCTTAAGCTTGTAGGTGTGCAGGTAGTAGAGCTTGGAGGTGGTGCTGGTGTCGATCGTAGTGAACTTGGTAACACTGAGGTAGCTGCACTGTTCGGTCAGACTACTGGCTTCAAGGCTGGCTCAGCACCTGCTACTGTTACTGATGAGGCTAGTGATGATGTCGTCGAGGATGACGATTTCTGATGGCATTCCGCTCAGGACTTGAAGAGAAGGTCGCTGATCTTCTCACCAACCTGGGTGTTAAATACGAATACGAATCAACCAAGGTACCTTACGTACTGCAATGCAACTACACGCCCGACTTCCTCCTCCCATCAGGTATCTACCTAGAGACCAAGGGACAACTTACCGATGAGGATCGGCGTAAGATGAAAGCAGTTAAGGCAGCACATCCTGACCTTGATATTCGTTTCGTATTCCAAACACCTTATAACAAGATCTATAAAGGATCTAAGACTACCTATGCCAAGTGGGCTGATAAACATGGCTTCCCTTGGTGCTCCTTCCACTCGATTCCTATTTCATGGCTGACGTAAAAGAAATCAGTCAAGTCGTTAGCGCCTTGATTGAAGCCTTCGATAAGACAAGCTCACCTAATGACATCATCGAAGCTTTTGATGATGCCCTTGAGGGGTATGAGCAACTGATCCAAACTTACCACCAAAAGTAATGCGCCCCACCATGTACGGTACTGTTGAGTTCTACGAGGATATGTTCAGCGATCTCTTGGCTGATGTACAGTCAGACGAACCCGCTACTACGGAGAACATCATTCAAGGTTTCTATCAAGCACTAGACTCATGGTTCGAGTATCACGATGAGCAAGCACGAACTTATGCAGACATCCGAAAGCGAGTTCGTCAGGCACTTACCGTGTGATACCTGTGGGTCATCTGATGCAGCTAGCCTGTACACAGATGGCCACACTTTTTGTTTCTCATGTAACGCCTACACCAAAGGTGATGGCGATGTTCACAATCACACAATGTCCACTAATGTCCAAG